TAGGCGTCTTGCGCGGCGCGCGCGGCCTCCACGTGGCGGCCCTGCTCCTGCAGGGCCTTGATGTGCTCGGCCGTGGCGGTGGTGAGGTAGTTGGTGCCCTGGGCGAGTTTCAGGCTGGCCTGCAGCGGGTCGCGCGCCAGCTCGGTGAAGGCCTTGGCCGTCTCTTCGGCGGCCTGGCCGCCGGCGCGCTCGAACTCGATGGCGGCCTGGGTGAAGCGCTGCAGGCTGGAGGCGCCCACGTCGCCGGAGGCGGCGATCTGCGCCAGCACCTCGGCCGCCCGGCCCTGCGTGGACTGGCCGACGGAGGCGACGGCGCGCGCCATGTCGGAGAGCTGGTCGGCGGTGACGCCGGCGGCGTTGCCGCTGAGCACCAGCACGCGGGCGTATTCCTGCGCCTCGCGGCTGCCGGCGACGAAGCCGTAGGCCGCGGCCGCCGCCGCAGCGGCCAGCACGGTGAAGGGGTTGATGAGGCCCAGCACGTAGCCGCCCAGCGCGCGCGCAGCCGCGCCGGCGCCGCCGAACACGTCCTTGAGCTGGCCGCCCTGCTGCAGCAGCACGGTGAGGGGCTGCTGGCCGCTGGCCAGGCTGGTGACGATGTCGGTGAACTGCGCGGGCACCTGGCGCAGCGCGGCGGTGGTCTGCTTGGCCGACACACCGATGCCGTCCAGCGACTTGGCGGCGGCCTTCTGCGCCGACTCGGCAGCGCGCAGGCCGTCGATGTAGGGGCGCAGGCGGTCGGCGTCGAGGCCGCGCAGCCGCGCGATCTCGTCGAAGTAGGCGGCGGTGTTGCGCCCGCCGGCAGCGGTCTCGGCCTGCAGGCGCTGCACGGCGGCGATCATGCGGCCGGTTTCGCGCTGGGTGGCGTCGGCGCCGCGCTTGGCACCGTCGCCAATGCGCTCGACACCCTGCCCGGCCTTGGCCCCTTCGGCGCTGATGGTCTGCGCCATGTCGCGGACGGTCTTCTCGACCTGGTCCGCACCCGGGCGGACGCCGCTGGCGTCCATGGTGGGCTTGATGATGACTGGGCGCTGGTCGTCGCTCAAGCGGTGTCCCCGGTGATGGGTGCTGCAATGGTCATCTGTCGGCCTTGGCCATCTCTTCCAGCGTGGCGCGCTCGATCACGCGCACGTCGGCGAACAGGGCTTCCCATTCGGCATCGGCCAGGCGCAGGCGATCCATGCGCGCGAACAGGGCGCCGTAGTCCAGCGCGTAGCGCCCGCCAAAGCCCACGCGCCACTGGCCGCTGAGCTCCACGTACAGCGACCAGGCGCGCCAGTTGTCGGGCCAGACCTCGAAGGCGTCGTCATAGTCCCCGGGCTGCAGACCGAAGGCGGCATAGACCTGGTCGTCCTTGCTGTAGGCCGCCCGGGCGGCCTGCATCAGTTTCCCAGCCGGCCTTCGGTCAGCGCGCCGCGGTAGGCGTCGATGATGGCGAAGGCCGCGCCGGGCAGCTCGTCGCACAGCTGCACGACGCTGGGGCGGTCGAAGGGCTCGTCGAGGTTCCAGCCGTCGGCGATCTGCAGGATGTAGTCGGCGTTGGTGTCGCGCGTGGCCTCCAGCGCCTGGCGCAGGCTGAACTGCACGTCGGCGTCGCCCTGGCTGGCCGGCGCGGGGGCGCCGGCGCTGCGCACCAGCGAGTCGACGAAGGCGCCGAACTCGCTGCGGGTGCGGTAGCGGTACTGCATCTGCACGCTGGCCGAGCCGCCCTCGGGCATGGGCACGGTGACGGTGTGCGCGAACGTCTTGGGCCGCGCCCCCAGCCGGATCTTGGCCATGCGCGGATCAGCTGGCGTAGCGCACCAGGCGGCCGATGCCGTTGAAGGCGGCGGCCACGCGGTTGATCTGCCCGTCCTGCATCTGCACGGCCTCGTTCAGCGCCACGGTGCACGGCATGTAGATCACGGCGCCGTTGCGCGAGCTGATCTTCAGGCAGGTGTTGGTCTGCACGTCGGTCAGGCTCTTGAGCGCCGTGTAGCCGGCGGTGCTGATGGAGTCGGCATCGAGCTGCAGCGTCATGTTCTGCGCGGCGAAGCCGTCGTTGATGCTGTACTCGACGTCGCTTTCGAAGTACTTGTAGTTCACGTTCTTCGGGTCGCCGCCCGAGGAATCGATGCCCAGCACCTGCTGGATCTGCGTGAAGGTGCTCACCTTGCGCACGCTGCCGATGCCGCTGCCGGACGGGAAGAACGTGGTGCTGCTGGTGTCGGCGCCCTCGAGCACGAAGGTGTCGGTGGTGACGCTCTTGATGCGGAAGCTGCGCAGGTTGAGCCGGCCCCAGCCGCTGGTGACTTCGACGACGTCGCCGTTGCTGTAGCCGTGCGATGCCGAGGTGACGACGGCCTCGGATGCGTTGGTGACTACCGTGGTGTTCTTGGCCGCGCCGTAGGCGCTGCCGATGTAGAACGTGGTACCGGTCGGGACTTGTGCCATGGTGAGGGCTCCAGGTGGTGGTGACGCCCTTGCGGGGCATGGAAAAGGCCGCCTCCGGTTGCCCGGGGCGGCCTGGGTGACGAGGGCCGATGTGTTGCGGTGGCGGTGTGCGGTGCTGGCCTTCGGCTGTCAGCGCGTGCCGAGGACCATGAACTCCTGCAGCAGGCCGTACAGCGGGGGCTCCACGGCGTCGCCGAAGGCGCCGCGCGGCGCGGACAAGGGGTTGCAGACGAAGGTGGCGGCGCCGCACAGCGCCGTCTCGATGGCCAGCATCAGCGCAAGGGCCTGCGCATGGCCTTCGGCCCACACGTTGACTTGCAGCAGCGCCTGGCGCTGCGCGGCGGCCGCGCCGTCCACGTAGCGCAGCGGGTCGCCGCCCAGGTGCTGCCAGGTGACAAACGGCCGCGCCTCGTTGACCGATGCGGTCACGGGGTGCACCCGCGGGCACTGGCCCTGCAGCACGGCGACGACGTCGGTTTCCAGGCTCACAGCAGGCCCCTGCGTTCCAGCTCGAACCAGAAGCGGTCGACCATGGCGTTGCTGGCGCGCCGGGTGGTGGCGGGTGTCACGGCGCTGCGCACGAAGCTGCGCGCGCCCACCAGGCGCGGGCCGTTCTTGAGCGGCACGTAGTAGGCATCCTTCACCTGGCGAGGGGCGCTGCGCTTGGGCTTGGGCTTGCCTTGCATGCCGGGGCGCACCAGGGTCTTCCACTGGCCGCGCTTGTCGATGTAGACCACGTAGCGCTGCACGTGGCCGAACTCCACCAGGTGGCCGTGCGGGGCTTTGCGCCGGTTCCAGCTGATGTGGTACTCCGACCGCACCGGGCTGCTGTTGTCGCGGCTGTAGACCTGGTAGATGCTGCCGTCGAGGTTGCCGGTGACGTGGCCGATGGCGCGCACGTTGGTCTTGACCTGGTCGTAGAAGACCTGCGCACCGGCCTGCGCGGCGGGGCGGGTGGCGGCCTCGGCGCCGTCGGCCAGCTCCTGCATGCCGAGCCGGCTCAAGTCCACCGTGATCTTGAAGCCGCTCATGAGCCCACCACCTTGCGGCCGCGGATCTCCAGCCATTCAGTGCCGCCGGCCAGCGGCGCCGGTTCGCCGACGATGGCATAAGTGTCGCCGTTCCACTGCACGCGCCAGGCGGGCAGCACGTCGGCGCGGTAGCGCACGATCCACTTGGCATCGACCGTGGCCACGTGGCCGGCGGCGAAGGCCATGTCGCGGCTGCTGACGCCGGCGCTGCGGGCCCAGACGGTGGGGTCGGTGCCCACCTCGGCCCAGGCGCCGTTGGGCTGACCGTGCGCGTCGTCTCCGGCGGCCCGCGCCAGGAAGGTGATGCGCTGGTTGAGGGGTTCGCTCAGCTTCACGGCGGCCTCAGCGGTAGATCCTGATCGGGTCGAGCATGTGGCGCAGGTAGGCATTGGCGGCCAGCACGTCCTGGGCGGTGAGCGTGGGGTCGGCCACCATCAGCGCGACCAGCGCCTTGATGAACTGCACCGCCGCCGGCGGCGCAGTGAACCCGGCCGAGCCGGACGTGACATCGATGCGCACACGGGGCCCGATGGCCACCTCGCCCAGCGCCGGCCAGCTGGTGCCGATGGCCGGCGCCAGGGCGATGCTCCAGAGCGCCGGGCCGGCCGGAGACCACACGTAGGCCTCGGCGGCAAGGCTCACCCAGGCGCTGCCGGCTGACCAGTAGGAGACGGCCACGGCGCTGGGGCGCAGCTCGGGCAGCAGGTCGTCGGCGGCGGGCCAGTCCTCGAGCTCGTGGCGCCAGGTCTGCAACATCAGGCGCTGCCCGGTCTCGTGCTCGGCCACCTGCCGCGCCGCCGCGATCATGCCGGCGATCGGCACATCCCAGTGCGAGCCGTCCACACGCGCCGCGAACTTGGCATCGGAGACGGTGACGGGCTCGAGGGTGGGGGCGGTGAGCAGGTACATGGCGATGGCCGTCACTCGTACAGCGGCGTATTGCTGCGCGGCGCCACCCAGCAGCCCCAGCGGATGAGGCCAGATCGAGCGTCGCGGATGGCCATGCGCATGCGGCCGTCGTCTTGAAATTGCAGCGAGCCGAACACCGACTCGTAGCGCCCGGCCGACGACCGCAGCCAGAGCTGGCCCGTGGTGTCCTGCTGCCCGGTGTCGTTGTTCTGCACACCGGTGGGGCAGGCGCACAGGTCGAGGCAGTCGAACGCGGCGGCATGGTCGGCCACGGTGCGGCGCACCACGTTGGGGGTGTGCCGGTCGCCGCTCATCACGGTGACGCGGATGCCATCGGCATGCAACGCGCCGAAGATCCGGTCACGCTCGGTGGTGTAGGCGCCCCAGGTGTCGCTGTTCTCCCCGCTGCCGTAGCGACCGGTGGCGTCGCCTGTGTAGAG